GGTCTGAAATTGATGAAGAAATGAGAAAAATTTGGGTGGAATCAAATAATGAGAACAGCCACGCAGATTATTTTTCATCGATGTCTTTAAAGGTAGCAAAACTTGAAATGTCCGTAGCGTTTAAGCTTTTTGTTACAGTTCTTCTTCCTATTATTTATTCAGGATACGCTATTTATATTTCAAGAGATGGACTTACATCAATCGTCGATTTTGCGATAAAATACCACAGCAATTAGGATTAGGCCCGGTAGAGCGGTCTTACTGCCTTTTAGCATGCCGCCGTCCGGGCGCCCGAGTTAGTCCCCCACCGCATAAGGCTCGAACACCACCGCCTCTTCGCCCATCCAGGTGTTGATGTCGCGGAAAACTTCCATCAGCGGCGACAGCTCGTTGACCGAGAACACCTTCGCCGCCTCGGCCACGTTGCCAAAGCCGCCGATGTTGGCTGGGATGACGCCCAGGAGCTGCGGCGGAACGCGATGCACCGTCAGCACGTCGTCGCGGCTGATATTCTTCAGGTTGAAGAATTCGTCCTTCGCGCCGATCTCGGCTATCGGGATCACCTTCAGGCCGTCCGCCTTGCCGTTCGGGGCATACATGAACAGGTTCCGGAAGTTCCCCGGCCCCTTGGCGTCCCGCATGGCCTTGCGCAGCATGTCAATGTCCGCCTGGCTTTGCGCCGGGTCGGTCATGTACAGGATGAAGCCCGCGTGGCTGCCGTTCACGTAATACTTCCGGCGGAACAGGGTCGCTGCCTCGTTCAAAAGCGCCGACTGGATCGCCGCGGTGTACCCCGGCATCCCATAGATTTCCTGGTTGATGTCCGGTTCCATCAGGTGGCACACCTCCCCCTCGATGGGCCGTTCCTCGCCATCGATCAGCAGCAGGAAGCCGCCGTCGCGGTTGCGCCTGGTCCACCGCGCCGGCGCCGGCGTCAGGTCGAACGGCCCGCCCAGGCGCGACCGCCGCAGCACCGGATACCCGTTGCCGAACACCAGGAAGTCCAACGCCAGCCGCTTGAACGCCTGCCGGCTCAGATACCGGGTCGGCCGGAAGCATGACGACAGGATGTTGACCTTCACCGAAATGGCCGACTGGTGGTGCGGGTTGCTGGGCAGCAGCTTGGCCAGCCCGCAGAACGACACCGGCGGCTCATAGAACCGCCCGTTCCACGCCGTGTGGAAGTAGGCCCCGATATCGCGCTGGTCCAGGACCGGCGTCGGGTCGCCAAAGGTGAAGGCCTCGACATGACCGGGCGAGGCCGCCGGCGCGACGGGCACCAGGTCATCGGCGGGGCGGTCTCGGCGGCTCTGGCGGCGGGGCTTTCCCATTTACATGATCTCCACGATGTTGCGGCCGCCGCCGCTGACGGCGCCCAGAGTGTTGTCGTTGTCAAAGTCGGTGAAAGACAGGCGGTCGATGGCGTGCATGACGGCCCAGGCCACGTCCGCATGGCCGGTTTCCCGGCCACGGGCGGCGACAAAGGTCGCCTGCCGACCGCTGGGGGTCATGGTTTTCTTGATCGACATGAAGGCCATGGCGACGTCGGTCATGCCGGCGTCGAACTCGAACAGGCGCTTGGAAATCAGGTGCTTGGCCTTCAGGACCATGCGGCTCTTGACCTCGACGCTGTATTTGATGCCGTGCGCGGCCGGGAAGAACTTCTGGACCAGCTCGAACACGCCGGCGCCGATCGTCGTCATGTCCACCCCGATGTGTTCGACGCGGGGGTATTTGAGGGTCAGCTTGCGGATGGCCTCGGCCTGGGCCTGGAAATCGACCCCGACGAACGACATCTTTTCCAGCAGGCGGAATTTTCCGCCCTCGACCATCGGCGGCGCGATCACCACGATGGCCGCCGAGTCCTGCGACAGCGCCGGGTCGTACCCAATCCACACCGGCCCGATGTACGGGGGTGTCTCCTCCGGCGTCCAGTCCTTCGACCAGGCGTCCCAGGCGTCCACCATGCACTTCTTCAGTTCGTCGAAGGTGAAGAAGCTCGCGCTGTCGTCCACCCACGCGCACATGAACAGGTTGGCGAAGTCCTGGTCGTTGTACTCCTGCCGCAGTTGATCGATGTCGAACAGGTCGCATCCCTGGCGGACGGCGTCCTCAACGGTGACGATCTGGCGCCACTGGCCATCGGCACACAGGGCACCAGCCTGAAGCGCCTGGTGCGACACGTCGATCTCGACCCTGTCAGCCTTGCGGCGCCCCTTGTTGAAGGCGTCCCCAGTCCAAAAGGCGTTGGCGTCGTGCCCGATGGTCGATGGCGACGAAAAGTATGTAATTGTCCATTTCTTGTGGGTGGCCATGGCGCTGGCCACCTTGCGGAACTCCAGGAACCGCGCAATCCAGGAGTATTCGTCCAGGTACACATGCCCGTGGTAGGACTGCGCCGTCTTGCTGTTGGTCCCCAGGAAGTACAGGGTGGCGCCGTTCCACAGCGTGATTGGCGTGCCCTTCAGTTCCACACCCGTCACGTCCTTGACGAACTGGCAGATGTACTCCCGGAACACGTTGGCCTGGGCCTTCGACGCCGACAGGAAAATTTGGTTGTCGCCGGTGGTGATCGCGTCGATCAGGGCTTCGCGGGCGAAGTACCAGGTGGCGCCGATCTGGCGGCTTTTCAGGATGTTGCGCACCCGATGGGCCTTGCGCGCCCGGTGCCACGTCCGCTGATAGTCGAACAACTCCCGGTCCCAGGCCTCCAGAAGCTGGTCCACCTGTTCCGGCGTCAGGGTGTTCTTTTCGTCCTGCTTTTTCTTGCGGGCCTTGTCGCGCTTGGCGTTGCGCTCGCCCACCGCCGGATTGAGGTCCCCTTCCCGGCCCGACTTCTCGAACTGCCGCACCCTGGCCGTCCGCTCGATGATGCGCGCCAGGTGGTCCATCTCGGCCAGCTCGCGGTCGGTCTTGTCCGGCTGGGCGATCAGCGCGACCAGGCGCTGATGCACCTGGGTCTCGATGCGGACCACGATCGGCGTGTCTTCCCACCCGTCGCGCCGTTTCCAGCTATCGATGGTCGGATAGGGGATGTCGAGCATCCGCGCGATCTTCGCGCAGGATAGCCCCTGCCAGTACAGGTTCCGGGCCGTGAGGCGGGCGGACTGGGTGCTGTCGTCGTCCTCTGTCATGCCCAGAGAGTGGCCGCACTGAGTGCCATCAGACACGACGCCTGAGGTTGGAAACGGCCCATGCCAACCCTGAGTGGGTAGCGTCAGCGCGGCGGCCGACCTCAGCATGACGGCTCCGATGCCCCTCCCGCAGTCAAGGCGAGCCGATGAAGACGAAATTTTACCGGGTGTGCCGTTCCGGCCTGACCATCGACGGCCGCGAAGTCACGCCGGCGCAGATCGACCAGATGGCCGAGAGCTACAATCCCCAGACCTACGGGGCTCGGGTGTGGTGCGAACATCTGCGCTCGATGATGCCCACCGACACTCCGTTCCGGGCCTACGGCGACGTCCTGGCGGTCAAGGCCGAGACCGACGCCGAGGGTTACCGCGTGCTTTTGGCGCAGATCGACGCCACCGACGACCTGGTCAAGCTCAACGGGCAGCGGCAGAAGGTGTTCTGGTCGGTCGAGATCGACCCGAATTTCGCCGGCACCGGCAAGGCCTACCTCTGCGGCCTGGCCGTCACCGACACCCCGGCCAGCCTGGGGACCGAAATCCTCAAGCTGTCGCACATCCACCGGGGCCAGATGCCCGGCGGCGACAAGATGCCGAACCGCCTGTACAGCCAGGCGATCGACGCGCCGATGGAGCCCGAGGCCTCGACCCCGGCGTCCGAGGGTCCGTCCCTGCTGACGCAGATCAAAAACATCCTGCGCGGCGAAAAGACCGGCGACGACGCCCGCTTCCGCCAGTTGGAAGAGTCTGTGACGGTGCTGGCCGGCGGCCTGTCGGAGATCAAGACGGCCATCACCACGCTGGCTGCCGCAGCCGGGACCACGAAGCCGCCTGAGCCAGTCCAGCTTGAGCCCATGCCCGACACGCCGGTGACCCGCGCCGAGATGAACGCGCTGATCGAAATGCTGAACGGCACCCCGGCCCACGGCGCCCGCCCGCCCCACGACGGTTCCGCCGGCGGCGCCGCCAACATCACCGACTGCTGATCCAGCCTCCGACCAGCCTCCGCCTCAGCGCAACCTGAAGGAACATCGCTCCCATGCGCAACAAAACCCGCGTCGCCTATGACAGTTACGTCGCGACGATCGCCCAACTGAACGGTGTCAGCGATGCCACCAAGACCTTCAACGTGGCGCCGACGGTCGCTCAGAAACTGGAGGACCGCGTCCAGGAACAGGCCGACTACCTCGGCCTCATCAACATTGTTCCGGTGGAAGATCAGTCCGCCCAGAAGCTCGGCCTGGGCGCCGGAACCCCGGCCGCCAGCCGCACCGACACGGACGTGGCCGAGCGGCAAACCCGCGACATCACCGACCTGACCGACCGCGACTATGTGTGCGCGAAGAGCAACTTCGACACGCACGTCAAATATGACCGCCTCGACGCCTGGGCCAAGTTCCCGGACTTCCAGGTACGGATCCGCAACCATGTCACGCGCCAGGTGGCGCGTGATCGGCTGATGATCGGCTGGAACGGCACCCATGCCGCTGCGACCACCGATCTTACGGCCAACCCGTTGCTGCAGGACATGAATATCGGCTGGCTTGAGCATCTGCGCACCCAGGCGCCGGAACGCGTTCTGTCGGGCCTCAAGATTGGGCCGGGCGGCGACTATGAAAACATCGACGCCGCCGTCTTCGACGCCGTCAACAGCCTGATCGAGCCCTGGCACCGGAAGAACGCCGATCATCGGGTGCATGTCGGGGACGAAATGCTGACCGATAAGTATCTGGGCCTGCTCAATTCGGCCGACAAGCCGACCGAACAGAACGCCATGTCCACGCTGTTGCTCAACCGCGTGATCGCCGGCCGCAGTGCCATGACGGTGCCGTTTTTCCCCGGCCGGTCGATTTTGGTGACCATGCCCGAGAACCTGTCGATCTACTGGCAGTCGGGCAGCCACCGCCGTCACATCCTCGACAACCCCAAGCGGGATCGCGTCGAAGACTACCTGCAGGTCCGCGAAGCCTATGTGGTCGAAGACCTGGGCGCCGCCTGCCTGCTGGAAAACGTCCTGATGCCGGATGGTGTGGGGGGCTGGGCATAATGTCGCTCGCGCGCAAGCACTTCGAACGCACCCGCACCGAACGGGAGGCGGCGGGGGTCGCCCCGGTTCAGGGCGGCGTGACCGGCGCCGCGCTCACCTCCGCCCGGATGCCGCAGGGCGACCGCATGTTGATCACCCTGCGCAGTCACAAGGCGGCCCTGAAAGGCATCCAGTCGCGCAAGAGCAAGGCCGACGCCAAGCGCGAATACCTGCCCGAGTATGAAGCCTATGTGGACGGGGTCCTGGCGGCCGACAACGGCGGCCAGGACACGGTCTTCGTGACGGTCATGCTCTGGCGCATCGACGCCGGTCAGTACAGCGGCGCCATGGACCTCGCCGCCTATGCCATCCGCCATGGCCTCGCGATGCCCGAAGGCTTCAACCGCGACTTGGCCACCACGGTGGTCGAGGAACTTGCCGACCACGCCCTGGCCCTGGACGGCGGCGACCACGCCGATCTGCGCGACGCGATCGATTTCGCCTTGGACCTGGTCGCCAACACCGACATGCCCGACGAAGTGCGGGCCAAGGGCACCAAGGCCCTGGGCTCGCTGCTGCAGGACACCGACCCCGAACGTGCCGCCGAGCTGTGGACCTATGCCCTTGAGCTGGATCCCAAGTGCGGCGTGAAGGGTCAACTCGAACGCCTCCGCAAGTCCCTCAATGCGGCTGCCACCACCGACACCGCCGGCACGTCCGGCACCTGAGGCCCCCCCCGACGGCGACGGCTCGGGGGTGGGGCGGACGGTCCTTCGGGACCTGAGGCTTCATCTCCTTCCGTCGCCGTCTCCCCTTTCAGGACCGGCCCATGAGCTTCATCCCATCCAGCGGCGCCGCGCCCCTCGACCAGGTCGTGCCCAACGACGGCTTCTTCCCAGATCTGGGCGTGGCCGAAATGCGGGACCAAACCGGCCTGGGCTCGGTGTTCGGCGCCGCGCGGTTAGCCGCCGTCCTGCAGGCCGCCATGATTGAGGTGAACGCCGACCTTGCAGACTGGCGCATGGGCCTTGAGGCCGAGGCCCTGGCCGAAGTGCCCGCCACCACTTACGGCGGCATCTCCGCCAAGGTCATCTTGTACAAGACCGGCGTCTACACCCGCGCCCGCGCAGCCCTGATCGACACCACCCGCGACTACGACAGCACCAAATCAGGCCACGGTCGGGCCGATGCGTTGGAGGAAACGGCCGACAGTTGGCTTGCCCAGTCCAACGAGGCCCTGGCCCGCCTGATCGACCGCCCACGCACCGTGGTTGAGCTGATCTGATGACCGCCAACGCGATCACCCGACAGGGCGACACGGTCGATCTGGTCGCGGCCCGCCACTACGACGGGGACACCAGCATGGTCACCGACATCCTGGAGGCCAACCCCCGCCTCGCCGACCTTGGCGCCATCCTACCGATCGGCACCCGTATCACGCTGCCGCCCCGGCGACCCACCACGCGACCAGGAATTAACCTATGGGACTGACCGACAAATCCAGCACCACGGCCTACCTCGCCAGCCTCACCGTGGCCGGCGGGTCGCTGTCGGTCAACGAGGCGGTCGCCCTGGCGGGCCTGGTGCTGGCCGTGGCCACGTTCGCGGCCAACCTCGTCTACAAGCACCTCCACTACCGTCTTGAAAAGGCGCGCTTAGATGCTGAAAGAACAGGTAATTAACCAAGTCATCGCCCGTGAAAAGGGGTACGTGAACGACCCCGCCGACCTGGGCGGTGAAACCAACTGGGGCATCACGGTGTCCGTCGCCCGTGCCTACGGATACACCGGGCCGATGCGCGACCTGCCGCGCCAGGTGGCGGAAAACGTCTACGCCGACCTCTACTGGAACGTTCTGCGCCTCGACGCCGTGGCCGCCATCAGCCCCGAGATCGCGGCCGAGGTCGCCGACACAGCCGTCAACATGGGTGTCGGCATCGCGGGCAAGTTCCTTCAGCGGGCCCTGAACGCCTTCAACGATTCGGGCCGCTTGTGGCCCGACATGGAGGTGGACGGCCTAGTCGGGCCGCGCACCATCGGCGCCCTGCACGCCTACGCAACCCACCGTTCCGGCCAGGGCCGCCCCCTCATGCTGGCCGTCATGCTGGCCGCCCTCAATGCCCAGCAGGGCAGCCGCTACATCGACCTGTCCGAGGCACGGGACGCCAACGAACGCTTCACTTTCGGCTGGTTCGCCCACCGCGTGGTGCCCCCGGCCCTCGCCTGACCGTCCTCCTGACCCGGAGCCCCCCATGATCAACCGCCAACCGCCCGCCGATGCGGAAACCTACGGCGAGACCATCCGCCGCCTGTGCAGCGGCCTCGACCCGGATGACCTGGTCTCCTACGCCCGCGTCATGGGCGAGATCAGCCACGTCGCCGCGCGCGGCACGATCGACGCCCTGGACGCCATCGCGAACGGTGACAAGTCAGTCGCCTAACGCCCTGATCCCAAAGCCGGAGAAGCCCCCATGAAGCCCTGGTACAAGTCCAAGACCATCCTCGGAACCCTGCTGTCCGCCCTGGGCACCGTGGCCGCCGTGTTCGGTGTCCAGCTCACCCCCGACATGCAGGCCGAGCTTGCCACCGCCATCCCGCTGGCCATCACCGGCGCCGGCACCGTCCTCGCCATCTTCGGCCGTCTGCGCGCCCAGGTGTCGGTCGGCCTCGGAAAGGGCAACGACGGCGGCGTCCTCGCCATCCTGGTGGCCGGCGTCCTGTCTGTCGTCCTGCTGGCCGCCTGCGCCGCGCCCTTGGCCGACACGCCGGAACAGCGGGTCTACGCAGCCCAGTCGGACTATGCGGCCGCCCAGCTCGTGGCCCTCGCTTATGTCGAAAGTCCATCGGCCAAGCCTGCCGTGGTCACGGCTATCCGGTCGGCCGACGCCGTGGCCCATGCCGCCCTGGCCAAGGCCCAGGCCGCCGCG